ACTTATAAGAATTTTGTGTTGGTGCAATTATGAATTGTGATACCAAATGCGTTGTTGCACTGTTATCTAATATATGTCTTATCTTTAAATCCTTAGCTCTAAGACAACCTTTTTTAAAGCTTCTAAGGGCATAATCCATGTTGTCTTGATTTAGTACCTTATCAATAGATAATGATTCACAGGAAGCCTTGAATAGAGGCACCAGAGGGTTCTTAACTACATTCCAGAAAGTATTATACTGATAGAAACCATCACTCTTAGCATATAAGATTGTTTTACTAAACTCATTAAATTTTGGATATGCTGAGTAAGCTCTAAGATTATGCATAGGCTTAGGTATTAACTCAAGCATACCTGAGGATTGTTGGTCATTATAGAGTATAGCCTTGTTGAACCATTTATCATCTGGTTGTACTTTCAGGGTAGTATCAAACAATCCATCTTTACTCTTGATGTATTCATAAACCTTAGTATAGTCCATAACATTTTGTAATATCTCATCCTGAAAGTTATATGAGAATGGATATTCAATTATGTATGGTTCTATTTTACCATAGAAATAATTATAATGTACTGTATCAGTAAGGTGTCTCCATAGACAAGCTTTGTATGTTTGTACATATTTAGTTAATCTGTACTCGTCCTCTGTTATAGGAGCTAAGCTCTGTGTCTTTCTAAACTTACAATCTCCTATAGACTCAATAGTAACCATAGTCACACTATCATCAACAGTGTAACTTATCCCTTTAATAAGAGTTTCAAGACTTACATTCTCGTCTATAAGGTTTTCATTACCATCATAGATGTTGAATGGTCCAGTATTCTGACCAGCACTAATTAGCTTTATGGTTATTACTTTTGACATTTTAATTATAATAAACGGATTTCTATAATATCTCCTGCAGTCCATGATATATTATAAGCAAAGAATTGTCCAGTTCCAATAGGAATACCACCAGCATTACCTACAACTATATTATTTCTTATAAACATTATCTGAGGAATCTTAGATAAACAATCATACCCTATTGTTACTGTAACCCCACCACTATTAACTATACCTGTTTTTTGTTCTCCTGCTAAAATAGGGAAAGTATTACCAGGATTCATAGTATAGAAGTTTGGTATAACACTGGTTATTTTCATATCTGGTGTACCTGTAACTCTAATTTTAAATGTTTGTACAGCAGGAGCTATTGTAGTTGTAGATGTAGTTGTAGTAGGATTACAGTTCTCAATTGAAACTATAACACCATTAGTTATTTGAAACACATCTCCACTATAAAAACTAAACTCAGTGAAATACCATCCATCTGCTAAAACAGTACAATCTGTATTTCCTATACCCACATAAACTTTAGCTCCTTTTTGAATAGAAACCAACTCAACTCCAACAGTTTCCACTGCCCAATCAGAATTATTATTGATATAAGTAATTGCATTACATGCAGCTGTTTTAGAAGCTGTACTTGAAATATAAGTATTAATAGGTCCTACTATTACATAACCTCTTACAAAATTATCACTAGTCATTCTTAAAGGTCTTAAACAAGGTGGTGGAACAGGAGGTACAGTAATTACACCTGTACCAGCTAAATCACAAGTAGTCACATTAACTACACCAGTAAGTACACAGTCTAATGGTATAGCAGTAGTAGTTGAAGTAGTTGTTAATGGACGTAATGATGAGGTTGTAGTTGTTGTAGAAGGATTAGGTACTAACTCTCCTGCAAAAAAAGCAAACTCAATATCAGGATCACAACAAGATTTTATACCTGAATAGAAAAAGTTATTCTCTCCAACATAGAAATTAGGTAAATAGCTATGAAAAGATATCCAGCTATTAGTTATAAAACTATAGGATAGTGTCCAAGATCTATTACAGAAATACTTTGGATCATTAAGAGATACTATTTTTCTTATTGTAGCCATTATATTGTTGTGGTTGTAGTAGTGGTAGGTGCAATACTAGTACTAGTTGTAGTAGTAGTAGGTATTTCTTCCTCTATGTAAAATTCTTTTGTCACTGGATCATACTTAATATCTTCTCTTAAAGGAACATAATCAAGTTTAGTAATAATCATTCTGTCATATTTACTATCATATACTCCATGTAATCCTAAATCCTTAAAGTTGTTATCAATATTGACTCCAGGTATTACTGTCTTCTCATGAGTAATAGGGTCTATATTTTCTTTAGGTGGAAAATATCTAAGTATATCAAAAGGTAAATGGTCTGTAAAGAATCTATTTAATCCTCCTCCAGGACCAGATAAATCTTTAGCTTGATTACCACTTAATAAGAATACTTGTCCTCTCTTAGCATCAATGCTTATTTGTCCATATGGTATCTTCAATAGAAATTTATGTTGACTACCTACATAACCCAAATCTGTTTCTGCAAAGTCTAAAGGAGGTGTAGTATCAGAAAATAATCCTTGTCCTAAGTAAACCTGACCTCTAGTGTTTGTTTGAGTAGTATATAAAGCATTATACAATAAAGACTTATTCTCAAATCTAGCTAATAACTGTCTATTCTCAATACCATCTATACTAACCAGAGTACCATGGTTTTGAGGAAAATCAAAGTAGTTAGATGCTCTATATGTCAACCAGTTATTTACTCTATTATCAGCATTAGCTGTAGTCATGTCAGAGTATGTAGCTCTGAATGGATACTCAGTATAACATCTCTTACTTTTCCAATCAGGAGGTAGGTGTGTAAATAAGTTTTCTCTATTCTGTTTTGAATAGGTTACATTATAGTTATAAGTATTATCATTTAGAATAGAAACATTTTTCTCTTGTACCCATTCATCAGGAATACCTGTACTAACGTGTGGCCAGAACTCACCTTCTTTATCATTGAAAGCTTGTCTCAAGTCTACATTATAACTAGTTTCAACATAGAAGTTTGGAACTCCATATGCAAACAAATAGAAGTAACCATCATAGTAGGTTCTATTAGGATTATTCTCTGCAGGTACTGGAGGATTACTATCTGGTCCAGGGAGCTGACTATTAGGACAATCAAAGTTATGAGCCTTATAAGATATGATGTTTGACAACACGCCTAGATTAGCATCGCTTGTTGTGAAGTCTTTGGTAATTGATCTGGCAGAATGCCAATACCTAGGATAAGCTATATTACCAATTTCATCATAGAATATATCACTCTCATCAGGGGCTCCTACTCTATTATCAATAAAGAAAGGTACTTTAGTCTTAAATGCAAATCTGGTTATAAATGTATCTCCTCCAAATACAGTATGGTAAGGACCTTCATCTATAGCAAAGTTTCTTTGAAATCCTGTATCAATTGCTTCATAAGAGTATATTTGTCCCCATTGTCCTCTAAAAATATTCTTCATAGAAGCATAGTAGCTTACTACTCTTATAGGTTGTTTCTTTGCAGGTGTAGCACATAGTCCTGAATCTCCAATAGTAAACCTTGATACTTCTTCAATCCCTATGTTATTCTTCATTATAGAACTATTACTAGGGAAAGGAAGAGCTGGAACATCTAAGTCTGTTCTCAAATAAACAGATGTTTCTCTTTCATAGTTATTAATATCAACATCCTGTTCACCTACATTCTGTATAACAGGAATAAGATACTTCTTCAAGTCAATTCTTCTTTGTTTTATTCCCTGATTGTTAGGAACAGGCTCTGTATAGTCATAGCTTGCTATAGAATTAAAGGACATAGCAAAGTTTCTCTTAGTAATACCATTGATAAATATAGTAAGATAAGCCTGGTATATGGTAAACATAGCAGCTCCATTGTTTGGATTAGTTATGTTACCAACTTTCTGTGCACTATTTAAAGCATCTCTTTGAGCTTCCTCAGTTAATAATCTATATTTAGCATTCTCTTTTACTTCAACAAAGTGAGCATCTCCTCTACCATATATAACTGATTCCAGTTTAAGTACATCACCTAAGAATGGTTGCCCAAAGGATGTTTCAGGAGAATTGAATATTAGTCTATGACGTAATTCATCTTTTACAGCTGGTAATGGAACATCTTTAGAACAGGCATCAGTAGCATCTTTACTAACATCTAACTCAGGTCTACGAACAATTTCTCTATGACAATAATTACCAGGTCCACTACAAAGAGCAGAACAATATGGTTTTGTTCCTTGTACTACATGTAAAAGTGTTTTTGCACCATTACTCCAGCCAGAACCAGGTATATTTGCTGTTTTTATTCCATATATATGATCATCATATGTTACTGTCCAACCTGCACAGTCATCTAAAAAACCACCTCCTGTATATACCTCATAAACATCATAAGCAGTATAACCTATAACAGCTGTAGTTACTCCATCAACTGAAGTAGCATTAACAACTACAGGTTTTTTCATTGAACATATATTTTCTTTAAGTCCAGCACTATCATACTTTTTATAAGCTTCTTTGTTTGTATTACAATCTATATATCTGATTTGGGTATAAGCTGCTTCTCCATTCATAGCTGGTACATTCAACTTATTTATAGTTACTGTAAATGATTGACATTGTTGACTGTAAGCATTGTTGGTGATATTTAGAAAAGGATCCTTATTTAAATCATTATAAGGATAGTTGGGATAGTAAAAGGTTTGTTCTTCTCTTGTATAAGAGTTCACATTACGAAGGATTCCTTTGGCTATAACTGATTTGTTTGTTCCTCTGTTACCTCTTACTATTTTAAACCCCACTATATCATCTTTCTGTGCTCGTGTAAGATTAGAAGATTCAATTAAAAATTTTATTTGCTCTAAGTTAATCTTAAATCCTATAGGAAAAATAGCTGTGTTACCACTGGTCATTGTAGTTATACCACCAAATACTCTACCTTCAAATATAGGACTTACAAGTACATCTGGAAACTTATGGTGTCTAATCTTCTGTCCTGCTAATTCTCCCCACAACTCTTCATCACAAGGATATTCAACATCTGATTCCCAATAAGCAAACTCTCCATATTCATATGGACCTTTATAATCTTCTTCTGCAGAGTAACCAGGAGACTTACCTATATTAGTAGCTGTATTATATATCTTCCAATATGGAACTGGACCAGCATCTTCATCCTCTATATAATCAGGATTAGATGGATATATAAGTGGTAATGTCTTTTCAACATCTGAAATCTTCCTCCCTGGAATATGAAACCCATCACCTTGTCTTCCACTTCTAAAAACAGGTACAAATTCAAGTGGATATATCTCATCTCTCATATACCCTCTGAGATGAGTAGCATTAAACTCATTAGCATAGTTTTCATCAGGTGGTATTCTCCATGTCTCCCATTGTAAAGTTATTTTAGAAGCTATAGACTGATAACTTAATCTCTCTTGAGAAGTAAGTCCTTTCCAAACAAGGACACCAGCTACTGAAGTAATATCATCAGCAACATCATAGATAGGGAACTTCTCAAAAATATCATTAATAGTTAATCTTATATTGTCTACTTTCTGTCCAGAATAAGTTATTTCTTTACTAGGTCCATCAATCTGATAAGTACCAACAAGTTCTACAGAGGTAATATCATTAACTGTTTTAATTACAGCTAGGTTGAAATATCTGAATTTACCAGACATTTCAATATTTCTAATGGAAACAACTACAGATTTACCTACAGGATAATTAAAATTAACTGTTACTAAATTAGGATCTGCTACAGGAGTAGGGTTTGTAACTGAAAAATATGATGTATATGGATTACCTAAAGCATCACTATACTGTAAAGCAAACTGTAAAGTACCTGCAGTAAGACTTCCTCCACTAATAACATCAGTAACTTTAACCTGAGGTATTGCTAAATCTGGTTGTATATTAAGTTGATTACAATCTAGATCTGTAGTATATTCAGGACTACATAAGTCACTATTAGGTTTAAGCTTATAAGGAATGTTATCTATATCTAGATATCTTCTTGCATTATTATCAGGCCAATATATCTCTGTACTACAGTTAGTAGTTCTATGTTCTATCTTAGGAATAGGTCTATTAACATCAAAATTGAGACAAACATCATTAATAAGAGTCTTATATTGACAATCATTATTATCCATATAACCTATCTCACTTCCCCCTGTAACAGGATTAGCTAACATAAAGATATGTTTATATCTCTCCTGTATAAAGTGTCTCCCTATAACTACATAATTCTTTGGAAATACAAGACAAAATTCATTACCAGGTTCATTCTGGTAGTTTATACTATTGGCATCATAATTTTCAAGAGCTGCATTTAAGGCAAAAGTAAGAGTACCAGGTGAAACTTGATTAGGAGTTTGATCCATATTAAGTCCCTGCATAGCCTTATTAGCCTCCATATTAATATCAGATTTATCTCCTCCAAGGATTTTTCTGATTTTATCTAATTCATCTGCCATAACTATTAACTATTTCTAGATTAACCATTAAAATTTCTACCACCACCTCTTCTATTTCTGATCTCATACATATTCAATCTATTTTTATCCTTAATAATACGTCTTTGCTTAGCATAAACATCTTGTTTCTTAATTTCTATATCTGCCATTATATAAGCTTCATCACAAAGCTGTTTATAATAAACTAGTTTTTGTTGTAGCTGAGGGAAAGTCTCATCATTAACTTGATTAGTTAGAGTCTCAAATACTTTATACTTAATAAAAGCTTCTACAAACTCTCTAATACGGTAGTTATCTGGTACCATCTGACTGCCTACTTCATCATATTCAGTAGCATACATAAGTAACATTACAACACCCTGTCTAAAGGTTACAATAAACTTATTATCCCTAATGTCAAAGCTATCTAAAGCAGAAGCATTTGCATTCATACATTCCAGAGAGCACTGTTGTGAGGCGGATATATTCCCAGGTTTAAGAAGATATTCTTTCTTTAAACTACGTGCTACAGCATTATTTGTTTTATATACAACCTGAACTAAATTAGGCATACAATGTCCATTACAATCAACATTCTGACAATCATTACCACATCCTCCAACTTGATCAGTTGTAGTAGGTCCTACTTGTATAGTAGTAGCTGAAGCTGTTTGTGAATAGAAAGAGTTAGCATTTTGATATGGGCTTAAAGGTATATCAGTACATAACCAAGCTTCTCTGACAGCATGAAAGTTATCAGGAAGTCTAGCCTCAAAATTACAAACATCCAGAATAACAGGTACGATTGTATACGTAGTTCTTCCAAGCTTCTTAAGACATTTGTCTAAGTAGGTAGGAAATAGTAAATCATCTACTGCACCAGTATCGAAATAGCTCTTAAGCTCTTCCTTTATGATTGCAAAGATGGGTTCTGGACTAGCGAAATTATATTTATAGTAATAAGACATGATTTATTATAGTTGCCATTGTTTATAAATGTGTTGATACTTATCATCACTGTTCACATATGTTGTTATTAATCTAGAAGTAAGTCTATAAGGCTTAAAGTGCCATAGAGTAGAATGTTTGAATGTGGCTGCATCTCTAAACCATTGCCAACCAAAGTAAAATCCTTCTGTATGGTAATTAAAATTATAAATAATTTTTCCTTTCTCTTTAGTCTTCTTCCAGTCTATAGGAAGATTAATTCTCTCTTCCCCATTATGTGTTATTATTTTCTTTCTTTTCTTTTTACCTACAGCAAATTCTCCAAATCCATATGGAAACTTAGCTTTATCCCCAGTCTCAAGTAGATGTATCTTATACATCTCATTATAAGTGTATATGATTTTCTTCCACTCATTGTAAGTAAGTTCTATACTAGGATGTTTTTTCTTAAACAACTCATAGTTACTCTTACTTGCACTTCTCCACTCCACTTTTACCCTTGTCATATTATTTACCATTAGGTGCATTAGGTGCCTGACCATCTAAATTATCCTGAGTCAAGTCTGTCTTAATATTAAAATATGTCTGTAGCAGTCTTTGACTAGTTAAATCCATTACCTGTTTTCTTAAATAACCAGGTAAGTCATATTCCTTGTCCAGAGGATTCATACAATAGTCTTCATTACTCACAAACACACCACAACAGCACTCTGGATACATTAAGTCATTTGGTATATCCTCCTCAAACATAGCAACCATTCTGACTGCTTTTATATCAGGATTAGTAACATATAGATAATCATTACTTATCCAGTAATATGTCTCTTTCTTAATAACAGGAAGTTTTAGGAGATTAAGGTATCTGTTTACTGAAATCTCTTTCAGTTTAGTACCATGACCACCTAAAACATTAATTGAATATACTCCTTGTATAATATATTGATAAGATCCTTCTGTTATTTTTGGAAGTTTTAATTTAGTTCTGGCAATAGTACAATCATCTACATATCCACAACACTCACTTATTGGTACTTCTATTAGTTCCATACATGGAATTGTACTAAATATAGTATCTGTAGCCCATAACTTTCTAAGATTTGTCTCTCTTTTAACTAAAAGAACAGTATTACTCTTTATCTCAGAAGCTATTGCACGATCTGTTATTAAGCTATCAGTACTCAATATCTTATGAGTACTTCTAACATCACTAATTAAATTTCTTAAAGTTGCCATGGAACTAAAAATATCGTAAAGTTATAAAATAATTTCTTTAATTAAAAAATAGTACCCCCCTCTATTTTTATCTAGAGGGAAATACCTATCAGTAAGAAAACCAATAAACCTACTGACTATACCGAAGGAGTTGTTGTATCCTTATTATTCAAAACTGTAACAAAAGTAGTAAGGTTATATTTTAAAGTAGCTATACGTGTTCCAGAAGTTCCATCACCAGCATGTTGTAATGTAACTTCTGTACCAACAGAATCTATAGTTCTTGTATATAAAGGATCAGCATATGTCCAACACCAAGTATTTGTATCATCATCTAAACAACCATCATGTACAGGTCCTACTACCATAGGTGATTTATCTTTCCATAATGTAATACCTGCATTTACAGGAACATCACTTACTTCACCTGTAGTATGCCAAAATCCTCTAATATCTACAACAATTTCAGGTGCTCCAGGGAATAATTGTTTAAACCTTTTAACATTTACTAAGACAGATTCAAACCCAGTACCCCTATTATCTCCACCAAATAATATCATATAAGTTGAAGGATCTTCAAATTTTCCTGCTTCATAAGCAGTAATAGGAGGATTTACAGAATCAAAACCACCATAATAATAATATCCTAAATATTCAGTTTGTAGATCTTGACCAATATTAGGAGAAACTATTCTTGTTCTTGTATCTAAATCTCTACCAGCAGTAAACTCATAAGTTATTTGAATCCAATCTGCTTCAAACAAAGTAGCAGATTGTCCAAGAGTAACTGTAGCAGATGCTGAACAGTTATTAGCATCAACAATAGTTATTGTATAAGCTATATTAGAAGAAAGACCTGTAATAGTCAAAGGAGAAACTGCTGCTCCTCCAATTATAAAAGGATCACTACCTAGAACTGCATTAGCTATACTATAAGTAAATGGTCCATTACTACCTGTAAAAACTATAGTTATAGTACCATCTGTACCACCTAAAGTGGTAGGATCTGTAGATGTTACATCAGAAATAGCAAGATCACAAGCAGCTGTACAAGAATTCTTTGCAGTAATAATTCCATTAACCAGAGTATAACAATCAGTCCCATTAGAATAAAAAGAGTCTGGAACAGGAATAGTAAACTCTGGATCTGAATATAACTTACATCCTACATCTAAAGGTGTACATGCGCTGAAAAAATTTAGTATCATGTTATATTAGATTAAAGAATTCTGTTCTACGTATTAAATCATAACCATCACAAGCTCCTGCACAGGAAGTATCATCAATATATAAACCATATGTATTTACAATTCTTGTAAGAGGAATATATACATTATTTGTACAAACTCCTTTAGCTTGTAATTTAACTGTTGCTGTATAATCAGGAACAACACTACTTGTATACCCAGCAACTAATGAAGCTTTAGGTATATCTGTAGCAAAAGGAGTCACATATCCATCTAAGTTTGAGTATAAATCAAACACAGTTGCATCTGTTCCAGCTGTCGTTAATGTTATTAAAACTGTCATTTTATTTAATTATTAAGGAGGGCAACCAATATAAATTGCAAGCCATTCAGCACAACCACTATAAATAGCTGTATCTAAACCATTTTGAAAAACATTAGCAGTACCAGCTACCATTGTTGAACTTATTAATGTATATGGTTTTCCATCTGTACCTGTGAAAGTGGCTGTAGCACCAAATCCTAAAAGAGCTGGTAAATTCACCAGTCTTTCTGTATTATCACCACAACAAGTAGCATTAACTCTTAATAGATTAGCAATAGGTGCAGCAGTGGTAGTAGTTGAAGTTGTTAATATAGTTGTTGATGTAGTTGTAGTTCCTCCAGGGACAGGGATAAGTATCTGATTACTACATATACCAACAGATTGTACTTTAATAATATTAGTACCATTAGGAGCATTACTACTAGGAAATCCAGCTAATAAACTAGCTCTACTTATATTAACTTCAAAAGCAGATATGTACCCATCAACATCTGAGTAGATATTAAATGGACCAGTATCTGTCCCTGCTGTTGTTAATGTTATTACTACATTCATGATAATACTAAACAATTTTTAATATAAATACTAGTGTTCTCTAATATATCATCAACAAGTTCATTACTAAGAATATCTCTTGTTTCTAAATATAAGGCAGTACCACCAGCTCCAGCTACCTGAGCAAAGAACTTAGTATAATTGAAAGGAGGACTTCCTGTCAAAATCATTGTACTAGCTTCTATAAAATTAAATGGTAGACCACTAAAAGACAAAAAGTACTTTCCTACTCCAGCATACAAAGGAAGAACTGTATATCCAGAAGGAAAGTTAGTATCTATGACCACTATCTGTGGAGCATCAATTCCTTCTTGAATTATATTAGCCTGCCAATAATAACAATTAATAGGTGTAGCTGTAGTTATAGTACTAGTTGTGCTGGTAGTTGTTATACTTGTAATATTACATATAGCCTGATCAATCTTCTGTAAAGCTAAACTAAGACTATCATCTTTATTAACACCAGTACATGGAAGATTGGGACCATAATAGGTCACATTATCTGAGTTGACATTGTCACACCCACAGTCACAATCTTTTAAGTACTTCCAAGGCATTTTAATCAGGGTATAAACATGATGTAGTTAATACCTACACCAGGTTGGTAATTATCATGAGCTTCTCCACCACCTGCAGGAATTATAGAAATAAATACATTCTGCGGAGGATCAGTTATAATTTCACCATTACCCCCTTTTAATCCTGTTACTTGAGGAGCAACACTTTTAACTTGAGTTACACCTCTCCATGTTCTTTCTTCATTATTAGCAAAAGCTGCTTTAAATTCCCATGAATAATCATTATAACTATGAGTGTGACCAGGATCATTAATAGTTATAGTAGATTTATGACTATGTGAAGGCATTTGTAAAGGAGTAAGAACTATTCTGTTAACACCTTGTATAGATGCACTTCCTCCAAGTTTAAATGCATTGTAAGTAGGATTACCAGGTATATTTGGATCAACTTGATCTGCATAATCTCCTGTACCCATATTAGTAGCACCTACAAGTACTAAACCTCTTAAGTCTGGTGTACCATGATCACCATTACATAAATAAACCTTAGCCCATAGTCCTAAACCAGCTCCTGTAATATCAAAAATACCTGTAGTATCACCAAAATAAGGATAGATTACATAAGGAATCATCTTACCACTTTGGTCAGTGGTAGCAGGAATACCTGATAAATAGGTTTGAATATAACCATCAATCTCAGATTTAAGTACATAATTAGTACTCAAATCAAGTTTTGTAGCAGCTAAGTCATTAGCTACAATACAAAGTTTAAGTATAGAAGCTTGTAACACATCATGAGTATCAGAAGAATCAGTTACTCCAGTGAGACAATCTACATCATAATTACCATTTAGAGTATCTAACTCATTTCTCATAAAATTAATCCTAGCCTCTATATCACATATAGCCTTTACTATAGCTGTTAATAAGACATTAAGATCTATAGGATCACAACAAGGTAAATAACTCCATATTAAATCACATATATCAGCAGGTTCTACTCGTGGAATTATACCATTACCCTTAAACATCTCTGTAATAGCAGTTGTCATCTTGTCTAAAACAAGAGATAAAGGGTCTCCTGTAGAGATATCAAGTGCTTCAATATCTATCCCTGTATACTTAACACACTTGTCAGGTGTTGGGTCTGGGCATCCATTATAACAATTTTCGCAAGCCATGACTTAATATTTTTAAAATTGAACTGTTGTTGTTGTAGTAGTGGTATAAAATACATAAACTACTTCGTTAGTTATACAGCTAGTACAACCAGCTGTTAATAACCTTACTCTATTAGCTATCTTATCTAGAGTAAACTGACAATCATAAATAGGATTAGAATACTTACGTATTAATATCTCTTTATAAGTAAGTAAATCCAATATAAGATTAGTATCTATATACAAATTTAATCCATAGACAATATTATTGTAAGCTACACGACTAGCTTCGTATATCTTACAATTAATAGCATTTATAAGTGACAGAATGTCATTACACTCTCCACCAATTATTGTTCTAGGAAGTATCATTTTACTACAGGTTTTTGATTAGCTACACAAGCAGGGCATAGTCCATTAGAATTTAAGTTACACCCACACCCCACATTAGCTCCACATCCTGAACATGTTGCTTTAGCTTTCATCTTATTTATAATTTATAATATAATTACTTCCTGTACATCCACAATCATGTTTAGCCATACGATCTAACATTTTGTTTGCCTGTCCATACAGTTCATTAGCTGTTATAATAGCACAGTTACTGGCTGCAGCTATACTACCTTGTATAAGTAAGTACACAGTACTTAAATCTACTTTAGCTTGAGTTTTAATAGCTTGATTACACTCCATCATATCTAAATTCATAAATACTGTATAGTACTTTTCAAGAAGCTTATCTACTCTCATATGAGATATTTTACTAGAAGCTGTTCCTTCAGAATATGTAAATGTATATACACCATCAGGTAATGCTGTTCTTATACCTGGTGCAGTTATCCCCATCATATCAGAAGTAAGTATATGCATTCCTAATACATTAAAAGGTGTATTAACAGGATTATATCCTGGTGCCTCTATAAATAATGTAGGACTAACTGTTATAGGAGGATTATTTGGATATGTAGAAGCATCAGCAATAACAATGGTATTGATATCATGTGAATCAAGTACTACTATTTTTAAATTTAGAGTTGCCATTTACCTTTAAATAAAAATACCAGAGGATAGAGAATCCTCTCGCACCTCTGGTATGGTTAGACATTAACTACTTTGATTATGGGAATAATGTACTAGTAGTTGAAGTTGTTGATGGTGCTACTACAGTAGTAGTAGAACTTGTGGTTAAACAAGTATTCAACTGAGTTACTGCAACACCTCCATTAAGAGCTGTAAACAAAGCATCCATGATTCCAATAGCAGCTGCATCAGCATTAGATATTGCTACAATAACCATCTCATCAATTGGAATAAAGTCACCCCAATTGTAAGCAGTCCTATCCAAATCATTAAATTTCAAATAATAAGTGGTATAAACTTCACCAGCAGTCACATAAGACTCGTAGTTTTGGTTATACCCCATCATTCTATATAAATGTTTCATATAGCCTGCTTGGTAGCTGTAGTAGTTTTTCTCTAATTGTGCTATTTCTTCAGCAGTACCTGTTGCATAAGATGATCTTTGTATAACAGCAGCAGTAGCTACAATATTACAAGCATCTGAAACAATAAAGTCTACTGTAGTAGCTGGTCCTTCAGTAACGAAAACTCTGAACCACATTCTGTCGTATTCATGAGGAAAAGCAGCAATATCACATGGTACACCATATTTTGTCAAAGCTTTACCACTAATACGAAGAACGCTTCCAACTCTTTCAAAAGTGTAGAAGTTATTCAATGAGAGGTTGTCTGGGTTATTACCAGGAGCTTGTTGTTGCAACTTTGCAATCAATTTATCAATCAATGCAGGGATATCCACATTAACACAAGGATCAGCTCCACAATCACAACAAGGTGCTTGTACAGATACTGAACGTGTAAATCCATTGAAAGCAATAGTATCAAGATAGCTTGAGTGAGCACGTAAAGTTAAAGTTACTATGTCACCGCATTGAACAGCCCAATTAGAAACATCAGTAATTTGAACTGCTGGAGTAGCACATCCAATTACTTTATACATTTCTGTAATATTAGTACCAATACATGCACCTGCAACACACCCTTTAATTTTATCAGAGCGTTTACTACCTTGTAAATAAGTATTTGCTCGACCTTGAGCAAAGTAAAAGTAAGGAGCTGCTGCAGCTGTTGCTGCTGTAGCTACTGTGTAGTCATTCTTAAAAAGCCCAAAGACTCCTGCACCTAAATCCTGTGTGCTTCCTGCAGCAGCAAGCGCAACTCCTTTAGGGACTACGAAGAGCGTGGTTAATGAGAAATCAGCCATTTTTTCTAAGTATTAAAAATTAATTATTATTCATTTGTTTGTATTCTAATTTGAGAAGTTTGAATTGCAGATTGGTTCTCTATGTACATTGCTAAATTCTGTACAGCCAAGTCTAATAGTTCATCTTCTAAATATACTTCTAATTCACAATCCTGAGACAAGGAATTCTTTCCATCGAATTTCACATAACCTTCTTTGTCTATATATACAGGATATCTCATATATGAAACATAAATACTTTTAGGTGTAAAAGTACCATCTGTAAAGATACTAATTTCATCTGATGATAAAACGTTAAAAGTCTCCTGATACTCAAATGATGGTTTATAGTGATCATTGTTCAAAATAAATTGTAAATCACCATGCTTAGCTAAATCTCTATTAATCCAAATGATTCTATCTTTACATCTACCCTTGTCAGCTAATAAATAACTATCAATATAGAACATGTATTGTGGTAGTAGTTTACCTAAGTTAGCAGAGTATTGATTTAGAACTTTGTTTGTTTTCTTAAGAGGAAGTTTACCTTCATCATAATCTACAACTAGAGATTGTAAATCTTCATATCTTTTTTTAAAAGCATCCAAACCAAGTCCACTTACAATACTAAAACCATCAGTTTTCTGTTTAATTAACTTAATCTGTGCTTCATTCAAAGCTAAGATTTTGTCTTCTAAAAAGATTTGCTGATGAGAATTAGTTGAAAGCTTATTAAGTCTCTGATCTATCTTATACAATAAACTATCTACTGGTATCATACTGATGCTATTTTTTTAGCTTTTAATTTTCCTTCTAGGGTTAGTAAGTCATCTTGATGCTCATCATCAGCCAGATATTTCACTAATTCATCTTCATCTTTAGCTACTTCAAACTCTCCTTCATAAATTCTACCACTATTTCTAGTACGATAGATAGAATGAGCTAAAGCTTGTTTTACCAAATCTTTAATATGGAGCAAGTTTTCTTTCATGTCAGCAAATGAATTAAACACTGTCACAGGATCTAAACCAGAATATCTACCTTTTTTATCCATCTCTGTCTTTTTAAGTAAATTATCAATCTGATTATATACTACTTCCTCTTTAGTATCTTCAGTTACTGGAAGTCCTAGCAATCTTGCTACTTTACGTTTCTTATCAATTGTCATACTATCAAACTTAATAATAGCTTTATTGATAAGTTGTTTTTTCTTGTAAAGAACAGCATTCTCAATTTCATCGTCTGCTATATAAAATTGTGTATCTGCTGGATATTCTCCTCTTTCCCATGCCTGATATGAACTGGCAATGGTAGGATGTACTCTTAGCCATGCAAATGCTATAGCCATGAAAGGATTACTCTGATCAAACAAATTATCACCATCTAATAGTTTAACAGGTTGAACATGTTCATTATCATTTGATGATGATGATAAACCATAGTTCCAAAACTTAGAACGAGGACCTAAATCAATATCTCCTAGTTCACTTTGTAGTCTGTCTCGCAACTTGGTAACTCTTTCAACTTCAAGTTCTCTTTCAACTGTATCTTGAATTCTTTTTATATAAGCTGCATCAGGATCTAATCCAGTACGGTATTTACCATCCATTTCCTTGTAGGGAAACTTAAATACTCCTGTCCCTGGAACTCTGGTTAAGCCTTTTTGACTTAAACCACCATCCATCGTTTGCTGGTCTGAGCTGCTACGTTCTACCTTAATAACAGCAATTTTGCCTACTCTTTCCATATATTTAGTTATTTGGTTTTGTGGATAGTAGTGGAGTCGAACCACCTTTAGCTTGTAAGCCCCATGCTACCCATGTTCTTTGTTAACGCACAAAGAATAAAGCGTTTATTTGAGAGCAAATTCCCTCCTGTGGGAGAGAAGGGGTTAGAGGGGATTCACTCTCTCTCAGTTCCTTAGAACTGAGGAATATTATTAGCTTCAATTACTTTCTTTACATGTTCTATTTCCATATTTGGATTATGAATCTCTCTATGGCAATTAGCACATAATAACATACATTTTGAAGCTTCTTCTAAAATCTCATCATCTTTCTTGTACTTTAGATACTGTATCTTTATCTCAAACTTTTTTTCATAACCATCTTTATGATGAAAATCAAAAGCTGCTATATTTTTATCATAACCACACTTTTCACATTTACCTCCAAACAACTGAATAAGTTCTAACTTTTTCTGAATACCTTTCATGGTATATTTATTTAAACCAAACTCATTCTTAAATTGTTGATATTGCTTAGAAGCAGTTGCGTACTTATGCAAATCATGACATTTTTGAGAACAAAACACTTTATCTTTTCTCAACTTTCTATTACTATTAATAGCACTAAAAAGCATTCCACAATGAAGACAATTCTTTTCCATACCTTAAAATTGTGGTATTTCTTCAATAAGTACTGTTCTGGACAAGTCTTCAATGAACACATCACATCTGTCTTTCATCCAAATTTCATAACCAGGGAATTTATTAGCAGAAGACATACCTTGAGATTTTGCAAATCCTAAGTGGTGTCTAGTACCATCAATATAACCCCAAGTCATAGAAGGAGCACCTTTCATACGTACCTCACGAATATTATTAACCATAGAACCATCAGACATTGGAGAAACATCAAACACGAAGAATACTGGTGTTGATTTTTTGTTTTGTCCAAACTCTAAGTTAGTTTGAGGTAAGTCAAGTTCTTTCAAGTGAATCAACTCAATTTTACCAGTTTCACGAGTGATCATAGAATCAAACGCAAAGTTGTAAGTAATATGTTGTCCTTCACCTTGCATAAATCTGTTTCCAGAGTCTGCTACAAGAACAAGACCTGAATTTAGAGCATCATTTTTAAGAGCTTGTTGGAATACATCAAATCCAGCTTCATTAGTGTACATTTTAACACGTCTGTCTTTCACATCCACACGTCTGTAGAATAAATCTCCAAACACACTTCTCAAAAGATTAGCACTAAACTCACCTCTGTTGTACTGAACTAAGTTACCATTATTACGCATTCTGTAGTATACACCAGCAGAAACACGTTTTACTTCTTGTCGGCTACCATTAGTTTTTACTGTACCTGGTTGAGCCCAGATCATACGTTTTACTTTTAGTTCCAACATTGACTTACGCATCCAGAATTCAATAAATGGTTCCCATTTAACATCATTACGAGTTAAAGGTAATTCACCACGTCTTTGAGGAGCATATACTAAGATGTCCAAAGCTTTACCACCAGAATCTTTCAACATTCTATCATCTGCCCATTCTGTGATTTTGTGTTCATAACCATATGCAGAGCTTAAAGACTCAAACATAGTAATTTTTTCACCAAGTCTAGGTAAACCTAGCAAGTCTTGGTCAAATTCACCAATAGCAGCATCAACCAATTCAAGTTCGTTACCAACTTTCAAGAATTGAGAAGCAACAAAATCAACTTTAGGATTTGGAGAAACGAGAGTAAAAGAATAAAGATAACCATTGTTCCATGGTAGTGGATCTTTAATCGCGTATAAACGAGGACCATATTGACGAGATCCTACTGAAACGATGGCATTCTTAGAGAACTCGTTAGTGTCTAGCACTAATTGGAACTCTTGTCCATCAATACCAGGTTTAGCTAAAGCTGCAGTGGTGTCAGGGATGTCAATAATCTTAGGGAATTTGTATGGAACAGCTATGTCCCATTTCCAAGAATCACTGTTATTATCAATGTAAAACGGTGTACTCTTATTAATCATGTCCAGAAAATCATTGCTGTACAATGTACTCTGGGTGTAGAGACTAATGATTTTCTTATCATAGTCTGCAGGTTCTGTGGAGTGGAAGGATTCCAAGTGATTGGAGTCTGTTAACTTACCTACTGCACGTTTGTCCATTGACGCCACCCTGGCGTAGGTAAACCCAACTAATCCTGGGATAGATTGTAGTGCCATCTTATTCTAATTTTTGTTGTTATTACTAATTTTTATAAACCACCCCATTCTGGAGGGCTTAAGCTTCCTGTATTTTTAGATCCACCAGTAGTTCTGTCTTTTGTAACTTGTCTGGCAACCTCGCTAAATAAAGAATCAGTTTGTTTAGTAACACCAGCTTTTTGAATAGTGGAAAGAGTTGGATCTTTCTCTAGTACTTTTAAGAGTAGAGCTATCTTAACTTTGGTTGCATGATTCTCTGGTCTTTTCAAATCTAGAATCATCTTATCAAAATCAGTTAGCGTATCTCCTGCAGCTGTCTTATACTTGTCGACTAAAAGGAACTCTTGTAGCTCACCTGCCAACTTAGTATTGATGGGAATACCATCAAACTGTTTCTCTTTTAGTTTTTCTTGTATAACAGATTGAACATTATTAATAAACAGATTTTTAACCTGTGCTTTCTGAGCTAATTCATATTGAGATCTTTGTTCAATCTCTTGTAATTTAGCTGCTTGCTTTTTTACTAATACTTTATGATTTCTTGTAGCTACTGTTTCCAGATCACCATAATTCTTCAATCGTTCAATCTCTGTATCTATATCTTCTTTATCGTAACCTTGTTCTGTTAGTGCTGCTCTGACTACTGATTCTTGATTACTTTCAATAGTAAGATCCATTTCAGCATAATCTACAGCTGTATTATAAGCTGTAAAATATTCACGAGGGTCAACACCCTTAACAAATATGGCATCAAAAGCTTGTTGATAATCTTCTCCAAACTGACCTATAAATTGGTTAACCATATCTATAGCTCCTCTTTGTTTCTCATCATTGAATCTTTCTAAGAAAGCTTCAGGAGTGGAAATATCAGGATCAGGATCATTTTCATCTTCAGTGAATACTCCTAATTTGAATAAATCCCTGGACAATGCTGTAAATTGGTTACCCTGTGGAGCATCCTCTTCATTATCTTTAGTAATATTTGCTGCTTTTCCTGTAGTGATTACCTCTTCTTCATCATCATCTTCATGATTACCTAAGAAGTCATTAATAGTATTCTTGTTTTTTGGTTCTTCTCCTGGTTCAGGAGGTGTAAGATCTTTTCCTTTAAGAGGAAGAGTCTTAGGATCAGCTGGTGGTGCAGGTGGTTCAGCATCCTTAACAATAGGTGTGATGTCTGCAGGATCAGTTGAAGTCTCTGGAGACATAAGGTCATTCAGTAATTGGGCATTTCCTAAGCCCATTTCCATAGTATCTTTGATACTGAAATCACTGAATGCATCTTTATTAGTTTCTTCAGTTGCCATATGTAGTTGTATTATTGGTTTATGAATGTAAAATTATAAAGAGATTTACTCTTTACAAAGGATAATGGTACTCATTAGAATAATTTTTCCCATTTTATAGCATAAAGACAATCCATTTCTAACCAAAAAAGTTTATTTGCCAGGTTTGTTTTTGTTTCTAAGGTAATTAATAGCAGATTGAAGTCTATTTATATCTTCATTCATCAGACCTAAAGCAGTATTACAATTATTACAAAGTAAACTTCTTACTTCTCCTGTTGAATGAGAATGATCTACTGCTAATCTTCTTTTAAACTCTGTTTGATGCCTATAACAGATTGCACAAAAGCCTTTCTGTTTTTCAAATAAAATATTATATTCTTCTAAAGAAATATTATATTTATTTTTTATATTTCTTTCCCTACTAACTATAGGATCATAATTTTCTTTATATTTATCTGCATTATAAATAGAGACACATACTTTACAATATGCTTTCCTTTGAAATTTACCATTTTTATCATAATTAAATTCATCTAATGGTTTTTCCACATGACATTTTGAACACCTCTTCATAGCTTATTTTTTAGGATTATTACGATTTCGAGCATTAATTTTAGCTATTTCAAGGTCATTTTTCTGATTATCTCTTTCTACATCAAGTTTTTCTCTTTCTATATCAAATTTTCTATTATCTATTTGTTGTTTAGAATTTATACCAGCCATTTTAGTTTCAAAATCTCTAGTAACTCTCATTTCTTCATTAGCCATATTGGTAATTTCTAAAGCATCAGCTACTCCTGACTGGTCAACATCCGCAGTAGCCTCTGGATTTCTTGAAAGGGCTTGAATGACAGCAATTTCTTTTTTATTGATTCTATCCAACTCGTTTTCATGATTTTGATTAAGTATTTCTTGTTCTCTAGCTTGTCTGGCTTGTTCCATCTGAGCCTGAGCAATTTGTCCTTGTTGTTCAACTTTTTGTTGTTCAGTTTGCTGAGCTTGTTGTTGCATAGCATCTTGTTTATCACGTAAATCTTTGAAAACTTTTTTCATTGCTCTCATTGATTTATTTGAATAAAGTTCTATAATATCATATACACTACCTCCATTTTGGATAATAGCCTGACTTAACTGTCTAAGCTCATTAAACATTTTAGTATCTTCAGGTCTATTAGTTGGGAATATTTTTAAATCTCTAAATTTAATATCATTTCCAGTAACAGTAATAAAAGCAGCTTCTCCTTCTGCAGTAATATAAGATATATTGGATTCAGGTTTACTAGATTCAATATATTGAGAAGCATCTATGATAGCTTGATATAAATGTCCTAAGACATATTCATGTGCTACAAACAAAGGTTCTGTTTGTGTATAACTTTGTTGTACCTCTGTGTTTGTCCCTGTAGCAGTAGCAGAAGCAGCTACATTTCCCATTCTTGATTTAGACATACCAATTAACTCCCAACATTCATTCTTCATTTGTACAGCCAGATTATATCTGGTTTGAATCTCTTGAGTTCTAGTAAGGTCTAAAGCTGTAAATTGATTGAAGCTACTTGGAGCTTTAAGATTTTCAGGACTATCATCCACAAATACAACACCTCTACGTCTTGCTTCCATTTCCCAAACATCAAGAGCATCTTGTGCATCCCCATCTTTAGGAATTGGTACATGACGAAGTGACATTAATTGTACCTTACCTATTTCCTTACCTAATATCTCAAATAGTTGATTCATACAAACATTATAGATAACCTGGAAAGGTTTCATCATGTCTAGTAAGGATCTAGACTCTGTATTTTTAATTTCATGTATTGTTCCTATGATAGGACAATAATTCAATAATTTGAATGGTTTTACAAAGTAAATATCAGGTCCTACTTTAATTCCCTGATACCATTCATTAATCCATCCCCATTCTAAACTCACCTGAGTAGGAAGTATTCCTGACTTGTAATTCTCATCAACTAACATTGACTGCAGTTCATCAAACTTATCTCTATAAACTACTTTACCTATTTTTCTTTTAGATATCCAGTATGCTCTAACTACAACATATTTATACCCAAATGCACTAACATTATTAGTTAGTCCTAAGAAGTCTCTAAGTCCATCATTATTCTCTTTAAGCTCAGACTCAATAATCATCCTTGTCTGAAGGACTAAAGGGTCATAAGCATCATACATAATAGACTCTTGTCCTGGTATTGCATTGGGATTTCCCAAGTTCGATTCTCTAACATTAATAAGCCCATAATCTTGTAAGCTACTTCTAAGGTGGTCAATTTCTTCTTTAGTTAAGTCTGGAATACTCTCTATAATCTCTGAAAGTTCCATTACTTGTACAGTTCCTGCTGCATAAGCTCCTTGAGCTCTACCACTTGGATCTGATATATATTTTCTGTCTGGTGTGGTTAAATACCATGTATTTTTAGGATTTGCTACTTCAATATTGTATCCCACCTTAGAATTATCTTCATAAATATGGTAAAATTCTCTATTAGAAATACATAAATCTCGAAAAGCATCTTCTGATTTCTCTTTAGTATTAAAGTCTGCTTGTTGACAGGTGAGAACGTGATTAGCCCACTTTTCCCCTATAGAAGTATAATCTGTCAACTGCTCTTGTACTTGCTCCATGGACATCTGTTCTGCTTCCTCAGGTTCAAGTTCTATCCCTTCCATTGCAGCTTTCTCAAGTATCTTTTTCTTTGCTTGGGACATTATATAGTCCTGTAACATTTGAGTTTTATATTGTAACTCTTCAGCTTTAGATTCATCATCAAAAGCTTTTATTCTATATGTATCAGGTCTTTTTGTTAACTCTCCTACTAATTCATTTATTGGTGTAGTTACTATAGAATAGTTCTTTACATACTTAGGCAAAGCCATATCTTTTTCAAGCATATCTGTAAAGCTCTTTACTTCAGGTTCCTGATAGAAATCTTCTACCCTAAGGATACCTTTAATAAGGTCATAGTTTCCCACAAAAGTTTCTCTGTTCTTAATATATTCTGAGTATGCTTTGTTGGCAAAGTAATCCATTGTATTCTTTATCCAACTTTCGTCAGCTTTTTCCTTTTCAGTCTTAAACTGATCTGGGAATATATTAAGATAGGCATACCTAATGGTAGCATCCTTGGTATATCTGATAATTGCCATTGCTTAAAACATTTTTCTATTATTATTTGTGAACATTGGCCTAGCACTAAACAACTTCTTATTAGGCTTCTGTGCATACATAGCTTGTACTCTAACATCTTTCTCTCCACCAATTGCTCCCATTATAGGATCAAGTTTCATAGCTAAGGCTATTGCTAACTCTGCAGCTATTATTCTATCAAAGTTTCCTTCTTCATTATAAGCCATCATCTCATCGAGTAACATAGGATCAAATATCTTAGTCATACCTTTTAATTCAGTTTTTACTACTCCTGAATCATCTTTTTCTCTATGAATAATCTCTTCTGTATATTTCTTCAAACAACCATGCAAAAATAACCTAATTTTCTCAGCTGACCTATGTATTCCATAATCTCTTCTAACAGTTGTATTAGGAACAATCTCTTGTAACCATAAAGGCTGTCTTTCCAAGTATTGACTATCTCCTTTTGCAATCATATAGTCAATAAATGATATTTCATCATTTTCACATAAAGTTCTTGCATTATAAAACTTAATCAACAATCTAGCTTGTTCTTCCCAAGTAGTTTTGTTATCAGGTCTTGCACAATAGCTAGCTACAAACATATCCTGATATTGTTCCCCACTAATAGAAGACATTCTCTTATAAATGTAAACAGATCCTAAGGAACTACTATAAGCTGCTTTACCTTGTCTGTAAGGGTCAACTCCTGCAACATATAATCCATATGGAGGATCCTTTACAGGAAATTCATATATCATAACAGGAGCATCCTTATTATCATCCTTCTTCACTGGAAAGTTGGTGATTGGCTGTTTATCTGTAAACTCATGTTTCACTCCACTTCCATCGTCATACAACACAACAGGTGTTCCTGTGTGCCCGACTTCTGACAGCCTATGTTTTTGTCTCTTGGCACCTTCAATGTCAAAAATATTTTCCCCTGCTGAAAGAAAACATTCCTCCACCGTAAGCGGAAAGTACATTATCTGTTTTAAATATATAGTTCTATCAGGATTAAGTTTAGCTGCTATTCTTTCATTTATAATAGTATTCTCAGCTAACACCTTATCAGATACACTTATCTCTATTTTACTTAACTCTGTAGTGTTCTCAGGTGTAATTCCATACTCTTCTGCTAACCAAACATCAAGTGTTGTAGTATACTTGCAATCCTGTCTATACAATCCAGAGAGGAATAAGCCAGTTTTCTTCCCTGTAATTTTATCAACAACAGCTCTAAATTGGTTGGCTTCTGGATTATAAAAGAAATTCTCAGCATCTTGCCCTCTGTCAAATGCACCACCTGTACCAACTAATATTGGAACAGCTCTCCATCCATATTTACCTTTGAACGCAGGTTCTGCTGCTTTAAATGTTGCTGAGAAAGGATATTTCCCAACCTCATCCATAATAAAACTTTTAGCTGTTGTTCCAGCTGCAACCTCTGTTACATTACCATCCTTAGCATTTCTAATTACAATATAACTCCAAACAGCATCTTCTCCATCAGGTCTTTTATAACCAAGTCTAATCTGATTTGATCTCCATGTTTTATCTAGTCTGGGAATAGCAATACCTTCCCATAAATTCTTCAATCCAAAGTCTACCTTATCTTTCAACAACCCAAGGTCATAATCATTACCACACACAATAACATTCTGTGTATTCTCAAACAGTGTAGCATTCATTCCAAAGTAAGATGCTTCCATCTCAGACTTTCCTCCTTGTCTACCACCTATCTCCATATAACCCTGTTGGTCAACTCTACACCCTTCTAAGAATTCAGCTCTTATCCATTCATTATCTCTTAATTCTGGTCTCTGGGTCACCCTAATATCATTCCCAAATTTATCCTTCTCATCAACTCTAATCCACCAATGATTCAAATGCCAATATAACCATCCTGATATAAACACACCATTGATGTTTACACCACCTTTAATCTTCTCTTCTTCCCAGTTAATTAACTGTTCAAACTCTCTTGTACCAGGAGGAGGTAAAGATTTCATATTCCTGAAGAACTCTGAAGTTTTAATTTCCATAATCTCCCTTATTTTGCATTCTATGAGGAACTGTAGCAGAACCTCTAGCTTCTTTCTTACTATCTTCCTTCTCTCTCAACTTCTCAACCACTTCAAGAAGAGCTAAATAATTCTTCATTGTCTCCTGAATAAACTTCCCTTGAGCTTCTATGCTTGCTATCACCATTGGTAATAAACCACCTTTAGCTGTAGGTTTCCATTCAATCCTATCCTTCAACTCATGCAAAGGATGAGCATCAATATAAGCTTTCCATGTTTGTAGTTGTTCCTCAGCCCATACGAGCTCAGTGTTGATAAACGTACCTTTTGTCGTAGCCATAATCATTCATCTTTTAATTCCCTAATAAGTATAACATCCAAAGAGATCAGATTCTTTAAATCCTTAATCCTCTCCCTCATATCCTCCAATCTCCTTTCATACATAAGCATAGAATACTCCAAGGATTTAATTTCTGTCATCCTTGAAGCTATACTCTGCAAAAGCTCTTGTTTTGAAGGATTTTCCATATTACACCAATCCATTTATATCATCATCTGATAGCTTACTATCTTCATCTTCATCTTCATAATCATCATCATCAACATCCTCTCTATTCAACTCTCTATGCTTATCCTTATACTCAGGATTCACATATTCATCCCTAGTATGTATAAGCAACTTATCCTGACCTGGTGTACTATTATCAGAGCTCAAGTCAACATAATCAACCCCACTCTCATAAAGTTCCATAAGAAGAGTTAACAACCTATCCAACTCAATTTTCTGTATCTTAAATACTCGTTTCATCATTAATAGTTTTTTGTTCATCTGAAGTTATCTCTGGACCCCACTTATCTTCAGGACACTTACACGTTAAACACTTAGTCTTTGCACTTAATGTACACCCACATGCTGTACAATGCTCATCAATCCTAAGCGAATGATAATTCTTCCTATTAACAGAATTAAGAGGACACTCCCTACATATCATCATTCTCTCACTGGAAACCTTATCTATCACCTCCTTCATATACTCATCAGGAGATAAATGATTCTTCCACCCCTCAAATATCTGACTTAAACTCATCTCAACTTTGGTTTTAAATGTTCTATATTCTTATTCAACGTAGCAATTTTCATCTCAATATTCCTTCTCCCCTCTTCACCATCCAGGGACAGCAGCTGTTGTTCAAGGATGTTTTTAACCAGCAAATATTTATCCATAGTCTTCTGAGCCTTAACTCTAAGAAATATTAACTTCCCAAATCCAGAAAACTCTATAGAATTAGATAAGCTAGTTTGCTTAAGAGCTTCTGTAAACTGTTCATTTACAATTATCTCTACTGTCCTTTCAGGAGTTAACAGCTTCTGGCTTACCTTCTTTATTAACCATTCCTTCAGAGGCATACTTGAGGGTTTCTCGTTTGGATCCATTTTCTTGTATCGTTAGCGTTATCTGTAACATTAAAGGTTTCGAGAAATCTAGGGCTATTACTGGATTAACAACAATATACTTCCCTGACTTGACAAATATCTTAGACTTCTTCAACTTAGCTACAATATTATTTATCGTAGGAAAGGAAGAACCATACTTTGCACAAAACTCCTCACGCACTGACGTATATGTAATACTGCCTCTTACTGCTGTGAATGCCACAAGCTGTATCTCCCTGTCTGTCAAACACAAGTTATTTATGGCTGATAGGATACTGTAGTATCGTTCAGCAACCTGTATGTTATCTTTACACCCCTTTTCTAACTGTTGAACTATCATAACATTAATGTAATTAATTAAACAAAGTTATAATAATCATTCTGATTATTTTTAAATTTTTTAAAAATTTTTTTTTGTTTGTGGGAGTGTATGGGGAGGGTACTCCAGTGGAAACCCTCCCTACGGTCGGTGCGGGTTGTGGGTACTCCCGCCAAACTAAATCTTAAACTAATTAAATCCTAAAACATTATGAAAACAGTTATTATTACAGGAGGACATTTCACGGAAGGTAAAGATACTAACGGACGTGATAAA